AAACAGGAGATTCTTGCACTTGGCACAAAGGTAACGCCTACATATAGCGATATGCCGCATAAATCAAACATAGGTGATAAAACATCTACTACCATTGAAAAACTGGAAGAACATGAACAGAAGATTAATCAGAAGATTGACGAATTCATTGCGGTTAAATCCGATATTGAACGAGCCATACATACTGTACAGGATGATACATTACGATTATTGATGAGATATAGATATATCAACGGCTGGACGTGGGAACGTATTGCGGTTGAGATGCACTATACATATCAATGGGTATGTCAATTGCATGGGAAAGCACTTAACATGATAATAGTTGATAGTAATTGATAAATGGTATGTGATATATATTATAAATAGGGAAATATGAAATCCCTGAACAACCTCCTTTCTAAATTTTTAATACATAACGAGTGGTGCACGTTACGCGCTAAATGTATGGCTGTGTATTGCAATAGTAATATAAGCAAGGGCAAGACCTTAACAGCCAGACCAACGAGAAGACTGTGCTTTGCATGGTCTTTTTTCATTCTATTTTAATGAGGTGGTGATAACAATACCGATATACAAACGTTGCGTCAGATGCGGTACAAGGCTGCCAACAGGTACGGTATGCGAATGCAGCAGCAAGAGATATAGGCACGAAACAATATATGTAGATGATAAAATCAAGCAATTTTACCTGTCTAAAGAATGGACAAAGAAGCGGACTAAAGTAGCTATGTTATATCACCAGTTAGATATATATGATTTGTATGTTAATCAGGTAATTCGGTATGGTAGGACATTACATCATATAGTGCCGATAAAAGAAGATTGGACAAAGCGATTAGATGAAAGTAATCTAATATATTTAACAGACAGTAATCATCAGATTATACATGAGCTTATGAGAAAGGGAGAAGAACCCAAAGAAAATATTATTAAGACTTTAAATGGATTAGTGAGTAGATTTAGAACGGAACAAGGCATAGGGGGTATATAAAAATGTTAAAAAAAGACCGAAAAAACCGCTTGCCTTCCTTTCTTTTTGCAAAATTCTAAATATTGATTTTTGGAGGTGTAAATTTGGGAAGACCTAGGAAGTTATTAGTAGCACAAGAGGGTAATTTGAATGTCGAAACACAGCTAAATAAAGCAGAAGCAGAGAATTTAGTAAGCGTAGGAAAATCGCAGTTAGATACACCTCCGGACTGGCTTATAAATCAGGTAGCAACAGATGAATTTAAGCGTGTTGTCAAGGAATTTAATAAAATTGATGTAATCGGCAATTTAGATTTAAACAATATTGCGGGTTATTGCAACTCTTTCGCTTTATATGTGGAAGCAACCAACCAATTAAAATATGAGAAGTTGGCAGTTGAGAGGGAAACGCCTAACGGGGGTGTTGCGACAACTGAAAATCCGCTTATAAAAATACAGAAAAATTATGCGACTGAAATGCGAAGTTTTGCCGCATTATGTGGCTTAACAATAGACAGTAGATTAAAAATAGGCTCAAAAAAGGCAGAAGAAACACAACAGGAGATAGAGGATACGTTTGGAAACATTTAAAAGTATCAAGAATGAGCTAATAAGCTACTGTCATGATTGCATTAAGAACCCTGCGACAAACGGAACAAAACATATATGGGCTTGCCAAAGGTTTTTAAATGATTTGGTACGGTCGGAAACTAATACAAGTGATTTTCCATTTATATGGGACGAAACAGAAGCGCAAAAAATAGTCAAATGGTTTTCCTTATTAAAACACAGCAAAGGAGCATTGGCAGGACAATATATTTCCCTTACTACATGGCAAAAGTTTTCTCTCTGTCAAATTTACGGATGGCGGCATAAAGAAACGGGATATAAACGATTTACACAGGCATTTAAAGAAGTTGGTAGAAAAAACGCAAAGTCACAAGAGCAAGCGGGAGTGCTGCTTTATGAAATTTCATACGGTGCATCTAAAAATAGTGAGATATACGAAACCTACACAGCTGGAACAAAAAGAGATCAATCTAAAATCATTTTTAATGAATGTGATAATCTTCTAAAAGGCAGTCCTCTGCGTGCAAAATTTAAAATCACAAAAAATATTATCGAGCATAAAAAAACCGGTAGTTTTATTAAAGCATTAAGCAAGGAAGATGGGCAAAAAGGTGATGGAACGAACCCTGCTGTCTTAGTCCTAGATGAGTATCATCAACAGCCGACAACAGAATTTTATGATTTAGGACTAGGAGCAAATGCGAAAGAAAACTTGCTAATGATTATTACGACAGCGGGAGTTAATTTAACTTACACTTGCTATATACAAGAATATGAGTACTGCTCAAAAATTTTAAATCCCGATGTCGATGTATCCAATGAAAGTTACTTTGTCGATATTTGCGAAGCTGACGTTCACGATGATACAGAAAATATCAAAACATGGTTAAAAGCAAATCCGATTCGTGCAACATATCCTGACGGAATTAAAAGGATACAGGAAGCATATGACATAGCAAAATCAATCCCTGAAAAAATGACTATGTTTCTGACAAAGGTACTCAATATTTGGGTGCAAGCTCAAGAAAACGGATACATGGATATGGCTAAATGGAAAAAGTGTGAAGTAACACAAATACCGTATAATTTGAATGGTTTGCCTGTATATGTAGGGTTTGATATGTCTGCAAAAATAGATTTAACGTCTGTAGCTTTTGTATTTCCGATTAAAACAGAGGATGTTGATAAAAATGGAAATAGTGTTATTCGTTATATTTGCTATTCTCACTCTTTCATTCCAAATAAGGAAAAATTAAGGGAAAGGATTTTAAAAGATAAGGTCCCTTATGATGCGTGGGAACGCAACGGATATTTAACCGTCACAAATAGCGAAATTGTTGATCAAAGTGCGGTCATACAATATGTGAAAAATATATGTCAAGAGAATAACTGGAAAATAGAATGCTTATGTTTTGATCCTGCAAACGCAAGTAAACTGATGATGGATTTATCTAACGAGGGGTATTTGGTTGAAGAAGTATATCAATCGCATAAATCTCTGAATGAAAGCACTGCTGGATTTAGAGAACAGGTGTATACAGGGAATGTTATGTATACACAAAATCCTTTGCTTAATTTTGCTATGAGTAACGCAGTCATCAAGCAAAGCAACGGATTAATAAAAATTGATAAAGATGCTACTAAAAAAAGAATCGATCCCGTGGATGCACTTTTATGCGCATTCAAATTAGCTTTATATCATGAGTTTTTCGATACAATTTCAACAGACGAATGGCTTGACAGCGATGAATGGTAGAAAGGAGGTGGAATATGAAACTTTTCCATGGATTGAAAAACAGTGTATCCAAACCGGAAGTAGAAACCATAGGATTAAACCCCACATTAGCAGAATTGGAACGTTTTTTTAATTGTCCAATCGAAACACTATCCACATCCATGTTAACCAGCGCAACCTATTACGCCTGTATGCAAATACGATGTAATGCCATTGCGAAACTGCCGATTAAATTGATGCAGCAAACGGAAGACGGAACAGTTGAGAATAAAACGGAACGTATTTCACAATTATTGAAAAAACGTCCTAACGGTTACAGTACACCTCACGACTTTATATGGGCAACTGAATTTCAGCGTCTGGAATATGGGAATGCGTTTTGGCTGATTTCTACATCTTATGGGGGAATTATAGCGTTGTATTTGCTGGACAGCCGCAATATGGAGGTTGTAGTTGATAATACATGTATTTTAGACCAGAGATCCGCTGTGTATTATTTATACCACGATCCAAAGAACGGTGAGCAAATATACACCTCTGATGAGATTGTACATTTTAAAAACTTTACAACGAACGGAATTTTAGGCGTATCCATTAAAAAGTATTTGAGCGACACTATCAACAATGAAAAAATGGCAAATCAGGTAGTAAAAGATAAATACAAGAATGGCTTGCAAGACCCCGTTGTTGTGCAGTATATAGGCGACTTAAACGAAACCAAACAACAAAAAATACGTAAGAAGTTTTCGGATATGGGTGGTGCTAAGCATGCCGGTAAGGTCATACCAATTCCCACAGATTTTAAAATAGAACAGTTATCAACCAAATTGGTTAATAATCAGTTTTTTGAACTGCAAGGATTAACCGCTAAACAGATTGCTAACGGTTTCGGTGTAAAAGGCTTCCAGTTAAATGATATGGAGTAGTCTACATACCATAACATTAAACAACAAAACAAAGCCTTTTACTCTGATACGCTGCAAAATGCGTTGATTGCTTATGAGCAGGAAATGGATTACAAGTTACTGACTGGTAAGCAGAAAGGTCAAGATTTTTATTTTAAATTCAATGCAGACGCTATGCTGCGCAGTGATATTGTAACCAGATACCAAGCGCATCAAATAGGGATCAGCAGTGGATTTTTAACGATTGCGGAAGCAAGGAGAAAGGAAAATTTGCCCTATAAAGAGGGGACGGATGAACTCATCATAGGAAATGGTGCAAGCCTGCCGTTAACCGATTTAGGAAATCAACAATCGAAAGGAGGTGAGAATGTTGAATAAAGTTTATCCGTTTACACAGAGAAACGCCAAAACAAAACAACTGGATACAAAAGGCGCATTAAAGTTTAACTCTGCTGACAATCAACGGGCAGAGTTGTATTTTTATGGAGACATTGTATCAAACACATGGCAATCATATTTATTTGATGAGGATAAATGCCCGCAAGATATTGTTGACTTCTTATCGGAGTTAGACGATTATGGAGCCGTTGATATTTATATTAACAGCGGAGGCGGATCGGTACATGGGGGATTGGCAATTTATAATATATTAAAACGTTACCAAGGAGAAAAGATCGTACATGTAGATGGGATAGCGGCCAGTATCGCAAGCGTCATTGCTTTTGCAGGGGATCAAGTGCTGATACCGAAAAATGCGCAATTTATGATACACAAACCATGGAGTTGCGTAATCGGTGATGCGGAGGATATGCGTAAAGAAGCGGACATTTTGGATATTTGTCAGGCGACCATTATGAATGTATACATGGAACATGTCCGAGACGGAATTACCGAAGATGTGATAGTAGATATGGTCAATAAAGAAACGTGGCTAACGGGAGAGCAAGTAGCGGAATACTTCCATATTAATGTAGAAAAAACATCAGAAATTGTTGCTTGTGAATCCGATTACTTTGAAAAATATCGACATACGCCAGCGTTAAACAGGATACCTAAAGATTTTGAAAAAACAAATAAAGAGATAGAACAGATACAAGCTGAATTAGATTTGCTCAGCTTGTAATTTTTTATGAAAAAGGTAGGTTTATATGAAAAAAATTGATGAAATGCAAAATGAATTTGAAGTCCTAAAAAAAGAAGCACAAACTTTACTGGATCGGGGACAAATTGAGGAAGCGAAAGCAAAAATGCAGGAGGTCAGAAATAAAAAATCTGCTATAGAAATTCAATCTGATCTGGATGCGGAAGAACTGAAACACTTAGCAGAAGATATAAAAGAAAAACAGAAAGTTGATGATCAAACTGCAAAAACAAAAGAAAATGCGAATGCGATCCGTGCGCTGATTAAAAAGGTAACAGGAGTTCCTTTAACAGAAAAAGAAAATGCTTTACTGTTGCCCACACCGACACAAACAACAGGGGAATACGGTGAAAAATACATTTTGCCGGAAGATGTTAGTACTTTGATTCATAAGAAAATCAGGCAATACAGAAGCTTGCGTGATGTAATAGGCTACATTCCAACATCGGCTCTTACTGGCTCTTTCCCTATTGAAGATTTTGAAATGGTGTCTGGATTGATAGATTTTGCAGACGGTACAGATGGAACGGAATCAAACGATATCAGATTTAAAAACGTGACATTTGCATTAAAAGAAAAAGCAGCATTTGTTAAATTATCAAACACATTGATTCAATTAACTGATAATGCTTTAATTGCATACATTGTAGAAATTTTTGCTAAAAAAGCAATCATAACAGAAAATAAAATGATATTAAATGCACTTCAATCCAACAAAACTGTAAAAACATTGAGTGATTGGAAAGAATTAAAATCCTCTACTAATGTGGATTTAGACCCTGCGGTGTTGTTTGGTACTGTAATTGTCACAAATCAGGACGGTTTTGATTTCTTAGACAAACAGCTTGACGATATAGGTAGACCGATTCTACAGTCCAATCCCGCAATACCAACGCAAAAAATGTTTAATGGTTATACTGTGCATGTGTACTCCAATATGATGTTGCCCAGTACACAATCAAAAGCTCCAATTATTTATGGAAATTTAAGTGAAGCAGTTAAGTTTGTAGATTTAAACGGGCGAATAGCATTTGCAACATCCAGCGAAGCCGGCTTTATGAGCAATACGACAATAGCTAGATTAATTGAATTTATTGATGTAGTACAATGCGATGCATCTGATAAATGTTATATTTATGGAGAGCTTGATACTGCCACTGCTGCCGCATCCACTAAGAGTAAGTAATGGTGTAAATTATGACACTAGATGAAGTGAAAAACTTTTTAAAAGTTGATTTTAATGACGATGATCGTCTAATTGAGCTGGAAATACAAGCGGCGATGGAGTATATAAACGATGCTGTTGATAACTGTGATATGGAATCTGCGAGGGTACGATTACTCATATTACATATTGTTTCAACTTTATACGAAAACAGATTGTATACCATTTCGAATACAAGCGGAAAAGTACAATATGCGCTTAGAAGTATGGTA